AGTTGTAATTGAGCTTCAAACATTTCACGTTGTGGATCACGTTGTGCCATCGCTTGTGCTTGGGCAAGGGCTTGTGCTTGTCCTGTCACTTGTTGTGTAGCTTGTGCTGCCAGCAGTGCTATTTGATTCATTACTTCAGGAGGCATAGGCTGATCTATTGGTGGTAATGGTTGTCCCATTGCTTGTTCTATCTGTATTCTATACAACATTGCCTGATGTTCTTGAATATTCGCTCCTATTGCCTGTAACGCAGGAGGATTCTGTTGCACCATCGGATTTTGTAAAAATGCTGAATGAGAGGCTATATAGGCTTCATGATTTTGAAAATCATAGGCTTTTATAGGATTTCCTGTTAAAACTGCTTGTTGTTCCGTAATTGGATCTCTTGGGGGAACTTCTTCTTCTGGAGGTAATATTGAGTCTATATCCTTTATATTTAGTGCAAGATACATTTTACGGTAGGCTTCCCGTAAATCGTGTAATTCAGGGGCTGCTTGCGCCATTTGTAGTTGTGTTTGCGCTAAAGTAATTCTTTGAGTCATACTAAAGATATTTGGGTCACTAACAGGAATTACATCTACAGAACTATCAAAATCTTGCTTAAATACGTTTTGTGAAGCCCCTTGTACTTGATAAGGGTACTCAGAAGGTAAAAATTCACCAAAAACCCGTTTTAAAATCTTAAATTCACATCTTTGAGCATAATGCAGCCTTTTATGAATCGCAGACATTACTTTTTGCCCTTTTTCCAATAATGCCACGGTTGTTCCAACAGGAGCCTCGGAATTTCCATCTCCTGTAGGATCTTCTACAGTAGCGGCGAATCTTTTGCCAGAATCAACTAAAGAGCCTAATAATGCAGTTAAAGTGCTGCTGGGTTCTTTATACGGTAGCGGAAGGAAAGAATCTTGCAATTTTCCTCCTGGAGCGTCAACATCTCGCCATTCTCCAGGCTGTAAGGGGTCATCATGCCGCTGAATATTTAATCCACGGGATTTAAACCCTGCTGGCAGGTTAGCAAGTGTTCCTGCGTCAATTAATTGTCGTAAAATAGAGGTAACTGACTTAGTTAGCCCGCCCATCATGTGAATTAAGCCAAATCCGTAGAATCCAAGTCCTGGAAGGAACTTATAATGCGTAAAATACTCAATTTTCTTCTTCATTGGGTCATTTTCGCTATAATTTGGACGAATTGCGAGTATTTCGTTATTATCTTTGCAAATTGTTACAATATAGGGCAATCCAACCCCCGTTTCTTCGCCATTTTCGCCTATATCTTCATATCCTTCTATATCTAAATCCACATGCATTTCTAAAAGCGTATATTCTTCATCATTTATCGTGCGGCTTAGTCCTTGAAGCTCATCAATCTTAGCATCAACCTCAGTAACATTCCCACTGCTTTCAGGAGAAGTCATTTCAACGTCTCGATAAAACCCAGAAATCTGTAATTTGCGTAATTCGTTCTCGGTCATGTGAATAACGTGGGTTATTCGCGGAGAAGTCAATAAATCGACCGCATAATACGGAACAACTAAGTCTTCCGCTTTAACAAAACGGGCAACAGCACGTCCAAGGGCTGGATCATAGTAAACTTTCTTAAATGCCGACCCTGATAAAGGTAAATAAAACAATAATTGATCCATTTCTGGGTCAAATTCTTCCATTTTATAGGTAATTTGGTAATTCATGAAGTTTTTAACACGATTTGCCTTTTCTAACTTGGCATCGTCACTAATTCCTAAAACTTCGGTGTCCACAGGACCGCCTGCAGGTAATAATTCTTTATAGGCTTGTGCTTGAAACTGAGTTACGGCTTCCGCTAATATCGGATGGTGTACTCCTGAAGCTCCAATAAACGGTTGTGATCTTGAATCGGAATTTATTCCTAATAAATCCAGCCCTTCGGTATATATTCGAAACCAATCGTCCCTAGAATCTAAATCATCTTCATAATTAGACACTAATTCGGTGGCAATTGTATATAATTCCCTCTCGTCAATTGTATCCGCTAAGTTTTCGCCAAATTTGGCGGTCGCTTGATCAGGCATATCGCTACCTAAAATAGCAGAACCGTCAGGTTGTATAAAAACCTCAGTTTCTTCTACAGGCTGCTCCATAATTTCTAATTCTATTTCTTGATCGGCAGGAGGGACCATAGATATAGGTTGTTGTTCAATAGCCATATTCGTAAATCATACCCTTATTTAATTAATAATAAACCCTTTCTCCAGGGAAATAGTCTTCCGTTTCAAAATAATCGCTTGTTAGTTTTAAAAATCCGCCTTCTCTGAATCGCGCTAGGGCTAACGTTGTGGCGTCAACTAAGTCATCATTTTCCCCGTTAGGAAAATCGCTAACTTCTTCCATTAACTCCTCTCCCCATCGATTATCAGGAACCCAAACGCGCCCATCTTGGAAAATTGGCGACACCGAATTTAGTCTAGCAATTTTATCTTGCCCCTTTCCTGGAGAAAAAGTATTGACAGGAATTCCTACTCTGCGTAATTCTTGAACTAACGGAATACCACTGGCTTTTGCTTCAATAATTACGGTATCGGGTTGCCAAAACTCGTATAATCTTAGCGCCTCTGCTTTTAATTCAGGAAAATCAAACCGTTCTTTAATACAGTCAATTAAAATTAAGTGAGCGTCGTTACCTGTGTACATTTCTTCCCCGATTTTTCCTTCAGGATAGAAAACACCCCATGTGGTAATAGCGGTATAATCGGCTCTTTCACTTTTCAAAAACGCTGTGTCGTAACTTTGTATTAAATATTCGCATTTAGGCGGCTTTTCTTCTTCCCAATTCATAAACCACTCTCTAGGAATAATAGAAATACCTTCCCCTGTCGGTCTTTGCATATATTGGGCTGCCCATTTGGAGGGACTTACGGAGGCTTTAATACTTTCTAATTCTTCTAATTTCCAAAATTCTTTCCAAAGGGACTTGCCTGAAGGTAAAATAGCAGGAAATTCAATGACTTGCCACTGATCTGCGCCTTTATCTTGCGCCATTTTCTTAATCAATCGTCCCGTTAAGTCTTTTTTAGACCAACGCGTCATCACAATAACGATTGCACCTCCTGGTTGTAACCGTTGTCGCGGACCTCCCATAAACCATTCATAAGCATCGTCCATGGCTTTATCGGACATCGCATCTTGCTCGGAATGTGGATCATCAATAATGAACAAATCCGCACCCCTTCCAGCCAAGGCACCGCCAATACCTGCGGCGTAATATTCCCCGCCTTTATTGGTTAACCATTTACCCGCACTACGGCTATCGGCTTTTAGTTCGGTATCAGGAAATAGCTCGTGATATTCATCCCCGTCAATTAAATCCCTGACTTTACGACCAAAATTAACCGCTAAGTCAGATGTATGCGTTGCTTCTATGATTTTTAACTTAGGATTCTTCCCTAACAAATAAGCAGGGAACAAATGAGAGGCAAATTCAGATTTTGTGTGTCTGGGAGGCATATTAATAATAAGACGGTTTAATTTACCGTTAGCAATATCATCAAACGCCTTTGCCATTTTTACATGATGATCGCCCGAAATAAACTCTTTCCAAATGGTGACCACAAAATCCATAAAAGTGGAGGTGGACTTTTCCTGAAATTCGCGTTTTTCTAGTTCTTCTAGTAAAACCGTAAACTCTTTGGCTTCCGCTTTAGTCAAGTAGGAAGTATTGATATTTCTTAAAGCCCTGAGCTTCTCTCTATTTGTGGTCATTTAGGCTTTTTGTTTTTCAACCGCGCTAATAAGCGAATAACTTCGTTTCTTTCTTCTAAATCTGCTTCTTTTATAAGTTTATTAATTTCCCGAAATTGTTCACTGGTTTCTTTTGCAACTTTATCATGTCTAGGCGTATTAATTGTAGAAGAACTATCTAAAATTTGTTGATATAGTTTTCTAGTTTCGGCATTAGCGTTGACAATCCCTCTGAGGTTTTCTTTTCTGACTTGTTTGGGGGTTTTCGGAGGAACATTAAATAAACTCTGTTGCTCTTTCAAAACCTTCTCTACTCTTGCACGATTAAGATCTGTAACTGAGGCTAGTTTCTCCTTCTTTGGAATCCAAGAACTACTTTCTTTTTTAAAGTCATCGAAACTCCCTATAAGTTCATCAAAAGACTTTACCTGATCACGAAGGGGAGTTTTAGCTCCAAAAGGAAGTTCAGGATTCACTAAAGCATCTTCTATTTCAGCTATTTCTTTTTTAAGTTTTCTTTTTTCATCATTCGCCTCTTTCATCATTCGCTGACCTTGAAACTGATCTGCTTTAGATCTTTGTCGCATATAATTCTTAGCATCATATATTCTTTGAGGAATATCGTC